CCACAAGCTCATGCCCAAATGGCACGGCGATCGATGCAGGCTCGTCTACGAGTGGCCGACAAACCGGGAATTGTGGAACAAGTACTTCGACATCCGCGCCGAAGAGATCGCCGAAGGAAACGACGAGCACCCGAAAGCTAACAAATGCTACAAGGCCAACCGCGAAGCGATGGACGCAGGGTCCCGGGTGGGCTGGGCACATCGCAAGTTTCCTCACGAGATCTCGGCGATCCAGCACGCCGAGAATCTGCGTTTCGACAATCCGGACACTTTTGACGCCGAGTACCAAAATGAACCCAAGAAATCGATTGTTGCGGTTGATGGAATTCGCTGCCTTACTTCGGATGAGTTCTGCTTGCGGATACTGCCAACCCACCGCCGCGGGGAAATCCCCGACTGGGTCGAGCACATAACCTTGGGGGTCGACGTCCAAGGATCCTCGCTGTGGTGGGTCGTTGCCGGTGTCGGTGCCGACTTCTCTGGGGTAGTTGTCGATTATGGGATCTGGCCCGAGCCTGGGATCGACTATGTCACGCTCGCCGACATCGATCGGACCATCATACGAGCCACCGGAATCCGATCCTCTACCGAGTCGCTATTGGTCGCGCTAGGCAAGCTCCGAGACGAGCGACAAGCGGTGATTTATAGTCGCGACGACGGGACGCAGTTCCGGCCTGAGATCATGGTCGTGGATGCGGGGTACCAGACGGAAGTCGTCTATCGATTCTCCCAGATACATCAGCACGTGATGCCAAGCCACGGCAAGGGGGTAACCGCTCGCCAAAGACCCTGGAGTCAAGAAAAGAAGAAAGCCGGGGAGCGTATGGGTTTTGGCTGGCGCATGCCACCGACCCGAGGGACGAGGGCCCCGCGGTACTGCCTCGTCGACACGAACACTTGGAAGACGGCCATGATGGAACGCTGGACCACCGATGCAGGGGAGCCTGGTGCTTGGTGGCTCTACCGAGCCGCCCCGCTGCGTCACCGGATGATCGCTGACAACCTTTCTGCAGAATACCCCACGAAGACTCAGGGGCAAGGCAGAGAGCTGTTTGAGTGGGGATGCAGGCCAGGACGGGACAATCACTTCCTTGACGCGACGATCCTAGCCGCGGTAGGTGCATCGATCCTGGGGGTGAAAGTCCCCGGCGAGTCCGATCGAGTGGTACGCCGCCGCAAGATCAGCATGTCCGACCGATCCGGACAGGATCGACCCGAGCAGGATCAATCCCGAGAGCCGTCGCCCGTCGAGCAGCGCGTCGAAGCCGTTGAGAAGATCGCCAAGCGGCCCAACGATGGCAAGCTCACCCTAGCCGAGCTGCGGGCCCTCAGGCGGAAGAGTGGGTGATTGCGAGCTATCGGTTTCGCTTTCCCGAGAAGCTTTTTCCCATGCGTCGTGCACAGCGTCTCGAAAATTGGTCCATGTCCTTACATCCACTGATTTGGAGATTGATTCTAGCAATTCGATAGACACTCCACCCCTCCATGCATCTGCGAGCAATGGCAATGCTCCACGGACAGGATAGTAAAATCCAGACTCAGACAATCGATTTCGAATTATTGCTTGCACGTAAAACAACCGGCTTGGAAGCTTTGACGGGTCGCCTTTGGCGACATGCTCACTATCCATTTTTGCGTTTCCCCCTGTTTGCTGCTTGTAGTCTACGGACAACCCAGGACCACAACTAGGACCACGGACGGGAAATCCTTTGGTTTTTCTGGCTTGTGCGAGTCTTGCTAAGACTCGCTAACGTTGGGTTTGGTGATGGTTGGTACCGCCTGCAATTTGAGCAAGCCGACCCGCAGCTCGAACATTGCTTTGGGGATGTATCGATCTTTCAGGTCAAGCTTGTAGTTGAAAACCGAGTATGCGTTTCGGAACACGAATCTGACCACCAGGTCATCATTGCAGGACCAATTAGCATACAGGCCCTCGCAGTGCGAAGCCTTGAACGACTCCCACCACGCGACAAAGTTGCAAAGACCGGCGAAGGCGAGAGTGTCTTTGTCGTTGCTTTTGGTGCTCGTTGTCATAGTTCTCCCGTACAAGCCTGGACAGCAAGCGTCACAATGACGCCCAGTATGATACCGATTGCGATGCCAAGCAACTCCGGCCAGCATCCGTTGTTGCTACGGGCCCGAGCTGCTTCGCGGGGGATCGCTCCGCCGCCGAGCAGCATGCCGAGTAGTTTGAACATGGGTTAGAACTCCCTGTAGACGGGAAGCCAAACGGAGTACTGTCGACGGAATCCGCTGATGTGGTCCCCGCGAAAAAAGTACGTTCCGGGCTCCGCAAGTCGGTTGATCCGAAAGATCCCGAAGGAAAGGCTTCTCCATCCAGGGCCAGCAGAGTAGTCTCGCGTGAAACCAAGCTCGACGACAATTTTGCCGACCGCTTCCCTGGGACGGGTCCGTCGGAAGGTTGGTAGTTCTCGAAATAGCATCATGGTCCACATGCCCTCAGTTCTCGCTAGGTTTGATCCATCTGGTAATGATGCCGCACAAGCTCTGGTTGTTCTGGGCCACAACGGCCCGGAGCTGGTCGAGCTCGGCGTCCTTGGCTTTCCTGGCCTTGCAATGCTCCGCGTTGATCTTCAACAATTCTTCGAAGTTTCTCACCAGATTTTTCTTGGTGTCACGGAGCTGGTCGAGCTCGGTTCGAAGGGCCTTGTTCTCTTTGCACAGTTCCCCGATCTTGGTCATCAGTGTCACGTTGTTGTCCCGCCGCACCTCGACTTCGTCGCGAAGTTTCCTTGCTGCGTCGAAGATCGCCATCAGGAGACCTGGGTGGGTCTCCCATTTGCCGATGAGGGCCATTGCCTCATCGACGCTCAATGGATTGTCGTCTATCGTTTGGTCGTCCATCAGTTGCACCGACTCCCGCAGCTTGCGTACCCAGCGATGTCGACCCAGTTGTCCCGCTTGCGCTGGTGCGTCTCGCGGGAGGTCTTCAGCAAGATCATCGCCAGTGCGACGTCTCGGGACTCGAATGTCACGCCGTCTTTGAGCTTGGAAAGGAACAACGCCGACCACATGCCAGCGGTCCGGCGGAAGTCTTGATCCGGTGGCCCGTATTGCGATTGGCGACTGCCCCGCGTGATCCGGGACGCTTCGGCCAGGATGTCCTCGTCGTCGTCTTCGTCGTCGTCTTCGTCGTCGACAACGACCGGGACTTCGACCTCTAGGTGATAGTCGCTTAGCTGCATGGCCAGGCCTGCGAGCCCCATCCACTGGCCAAGATAGGTGATCCGATCTTGGTCGTCGATTCGAACGTCTCGCACCCGCTTGCCGAGCCACATGGCCAGGGTTAGCTCGGCAACAGCTCCATTGCTGTTCTCCCAGCCTGGAAGCAGGACAATCTCGTCGCACCGCAGGACTGCATCCAAGCAGCGTCGCACGGTCTTTGCGAAGTCCATGGTTTTGGGAAAGGTGCAGGCGTCAGGATTTGCATGCGATGGATTGGCAAACGGGTCGAAACCGTCGTGCTGCCGATCTTCGTCCGCTGGGCTGATGACTTCGTTGCCGGCCTCACGCAGCTCTTTGGCGACGCGATCAAACATGGGGTAGTTGAACCAAGCGATTCCCCGCATCGGACCAGCAATGTACAGGACTCGCTTGCGTTGGATCGGCTCCGTAATGGGCTCCGCGTCTGTATCGTAGGCATTGGGTACCGTGTATCCGATCGTGATCGGCTCGGACGCTCCGCACATTTCGGGCGAACTGTTCGGAGTTTCCGAAGAGTCCGAACTGTCCAGGATTTCCGGACAAAGGCGACCGAGTCCCAGGAGCTCCTCACCGCCAGAGTACAGCTCGTTGGATGCAAAGACATCGCTTAGCTTTTTTGGCCAGTCCGAAAGCGTTCGCCCCGCGTTTGTATGGGAAACCGTAACGACTGCATCTCCAGCGATCGCAGCAATGTCGCATGCGTAAATCGTCGAATCCCATGCTTTAAGCACGCCATCAACATACAAGGCCTCGTCTCCGCTGTCGTCAGTCACGGCAACAATTTGCTTGACGGTCTTGTTGGTGTCAGCGATTTCCTCAGTTGTTAAGGAATCCTTGATAACTGGTTCGGGCTCGACGGCAACTGTCAAGGATTCCTTAACAGTTGGTTCGGGCTGCGGAGTGGGATTCTGGACAAAGTTGGGGTTGTCCTGCGGATCCATCTCTGCGGTAATGACATCTTGCAGATTCCACCTTTCCAGTGGCCGGTACGAACCGCTACCGTCCTCGTTGGCAGGCTGTAAAAAGTCGCTTTCGATGCTGAGCCCAAAATTTGGGCTGTGATCGCAGTAAAGCAATTGCTTACCCTGGGCATCAGCGGAAAAAATCTTCGCAACAATTAATCGACAAAGATGCAATTCTGGGTACTTAGGGTGCTGGCGAATTACCCTTACCGCTTCGCCGACCCGGAAGCTCATGCGTCGGATGCGTGTCTCACCATAACAAACCCATTTCCGAACCAGCACTGGCACCCACTGTTGGCTTGCTGCCTCCCATTCCCAGTCTCCTGGTGCTGTGATCTCCTGGATCTTCAATGGTTGCCAACCGCACGGGATTGCCACTGGAAGTGGCAACACATGATAGTTGCTTTTTGGACTGCTGCTCATTATCTCATCCTTGTAAGAAAAACCACCCTAAATTTCTTACGCTGCTCCCCTGCGGATCAGCGGTGATAGGTATGACACGCCGTCTATGATCGGGATCTGCAAATTGAGATGCCCAAGTCCCTTCTGCACCAACTGGATCCCGTAACCGTTGACCCAGTCGGTCAAGTTTTGATGCATCCAATAAGGCTGGAGCTGGCACAAGCAACCGGGGTTCCATGCTCCGATCGGGCCCGAGGCCACCGTCCGCTTGGTCGCCATGTCCATGCGGTGGGTATGGCCGAACCAAATGTTCGAGTTGTACTTGGCAAGGTGAGCGGCCGCTGCGGCCTTGGATGTGAATTGGCCATGGGTGAAGTAGCAGTTGTCCCGCAGGATCGTACCGGGGACATGGCACCCGTCGTACCACTGGCCCTGCTTGTAAATGGGGATCTTCCGCTTGTCGAGCTGCAACACCGTCTCGGTCGAGAACAACGTGTTGAGCATCTTGACGTCGCCTCGGGATCCTTTGCCGGATCGCAGTGCATCAGTGACGATCCACTTCTCGATGCGTCGCTCGTGGTTTCCCTCCAGGTACTCGATAGTCGCTTGTGGTGCTGCCGACTGCAGCGCATCGAGGAACTGGTTCGTGGCCTGGCAGTCGTCCTCAAAAGTGTAGTCGGTCTCGGCCACATAGCCCCAAGTGTGGTGCTCGGCCAGGAAGCCACCGCAGTCGAGATGATCACCCAGGAGGATGATCGACGAGGGCTTGAGCATCGCAATGTCCGCAAGCATCGCCGACGCTGCCGACTGATCGACAAAGCATCCATGCGAATCCGGGACGATGACTCGCAGGGTGACACCCCCTTTGGAACTTTTGGCCTTGCGCGTCAGGTTCAATTTCACCGACGAGCTTCGCAATCGATCGAGGGTCTGCTCGAGCAGCTCTCGCGCCGACCGCTCTCGCTTGAGTGCGACCTCAAGCTGCTTGAGCTGTGCTCTGGCGGTCAGGAGCTCTTGGGACTCGGTCGCCTCGTTGCGGGTCCATGCTTTAATCTGCTTTTTGAGGCTCATGAAGTGACCTCGTTCATCCAGGTGTCGAAACCGAATCGACCCACCTTGCAGACCTTGGCATTCACAAACCGGAGGAGGTCCGCTTTGCCGGGAAACAGGTCTCGCGACTCACCGCCTTTGTGCCAATCGATGCACAGCGTCTTGAGTTCTCCGGCCTTTTTGGGCTCGTTGGCTTCCAGGACCTGGAACCAGGTCTGCATGCCCTTTTTCCGTTGGTACTCTGTCGCCGACTGGCGAGCTTCCTCCAGGAGGCTGTTCGGTTTCGGGCTGGTCTTTTTGCTGGCTGGCATCATGCCTCCATGGGGGAAAAAGTTAAGCAACCTCGGCGGCCATCTGCGGTGCTACGTTCGCACCGGGTTTGGCTGGTGGGGGTGGTGGCGGTGGGACTTGCAGTTTGAGCTCGTCCCAGCTCTCGCCCCTGGCTTGGCACATCTTGACCATGACCATCCCGAGGTATCCTTTGGGTTTAGCCACTTCGTCTTCGGTGATCCTGGCCAACGCATCGAGCAAGCCAGCCCGGTCAAAGTCAGTGGCTACCCAAGCGATCCGCCAGATCTCGTCGCGATTAAGACCAAGCCTTCTGCCACGAGCTTGCATCTCGGACATCTTCATCGCGATTTCCCGAACCGATTCCCGAAATTCAAATCCCGCCGACGCCCAATCGTTCGAACGACGGGTCTTGTCTGGTCCGGTTAGGTCGGGTCCTGTCCTGTCCTGTTCGGTACGGTCCGGTCGTGTGCTCGGGGGATTCCCCTGAGGCGTCGGGGGATTGTCGGGGGATTCCCCCGAAGTACTAGAATCCCTGAGTTTTTCCGCTTGGTCCGCGATCTCCTGAGCGATCTCACCCGCTGGGACAGCCTCAAGCCATCCGATGTCCTCACGTGAGGCCCAAGCGAACAAGTCCCGGAAAACGGACTCGGCAAAACCAGTGATCCTGGCAACGTGGGAGATCTTCAGGGGAATCCCCCGACTGTTCCCCAGCGTCCCCCTGACATGGCAGGAGGCAGCATAAGCACAAAGGGCGCACCACGCGCCATAGATCGCTGGAGCTCGTTCGGCGTCGAAGTCCTCCAGCATGGCTTGGTAGCCGGTCGACGAAAAGCCGACTGGCATGGCGATCCAAGTGAGCTGTTTCAACTTGCGAGATTCCGCTCGCTCGAATGTCTCAGTCCACTTGGCGATTCGGTAGACGGTCCCAGTCCCGGAGCTATCCATTCGTCAGGATCCTCCAGGCCTCGAAGCTTGCGAGCACGATCACGAACAACACGGCCACGACTGACGCGCAGGCCAGAAAGGCCGCTTCGGGGGTGAGCGGTGGAAGCCCTTCCCCGGCGAGGTCGTCTTGCCAGTCGTCTCGGTCGTTGTCGAAGCTGTCGTCGTCGTGATCCATGCCGGAAAGTTCTAGTTCGTTGTACATCGTTTATGCCCTTTCGATGGTTACAATCAGTGACTACATCGCGATCCGACGCACGGTCTTTGGATCGATGATGAAAAAGGTGGGGCGGAGCTTTTGGCGATCCAACCAAGCAGCGATGACTGGTCTGATTTGCTCGGCTAGCTCACGCATCTGATCAGGATTAGGGGCAAAGTCACCATCGGCCCAGTCGCCGCTGTAATCTTCGTGCTCGTAAATGCGACGCTCGATCCAATCTTCGACTGCAATCGAATCGAACAACATTTCGGGCTGGACTGGGCGGATGCATTTGCCGACATAGAAGCTTCCTGTTTCGGTCGCCTTACCTTCGGCAATGGCTTCCTCTTCCGAGTCGAACATGCCGTGGAAGGTTTCTTCGTCCGTCGAGAGAGACCACTTTCCGATCTGATCACAGGGCTGTTGAGGTGCCGCGACGGTGACACTCGGTGGAACGTTAAGCTCCCGCGTCGCTTGACTCAGGCCAGGGGTGTCGACCCAATCGGTGATCTCGGCCCGGAGCTCACGTTGAGCCGACGGGAGGAAATTCGCGTAGGTCTTCAATGCCGCGACCGCTGCTGGATCGCGGATGGTTCCGTCGTGGTTGAACGGTCTGAGAACAAAACACCCCGAGTCGAGCGGCTGCTCGTCGGGAGTGCGTACGTGGTATTTGGTGTAGAGCTGGTTCATAGTCCCTTGGTCTTTTTGAGTACGGATGTTTTCGTGCTGTGGCGATTCGCACGCCACTCGGCAAAGTCCTGTCCGAGCTGCTCGGCAGCCTGGACAGCTCTCTTGTTGATGGTCGGCCAGTCCAAATACATTGCTGGGGTGGTGTCCCAAGATTCGTACCGGAGAATCACCGACTCGTCGGCCAGATGCAATGCTCGCTCGTAGTTTCGCATCGCATACAATTCGCTCATCGTGCATCCAATTCGTTGGCACCGTGTTTGTGCGAGGAACGACTCGGAAAAGCTTTTGTCCGTGCGGACGCATCCGTCGCGGTATGATTTGTCGAGCTCGCTCAAGACGACCAGCACCTTTGGTGGGGCAACCGATCGCCTTTCGAATTGAAGCTCCGCTTGGACGAGGCTCACTGGTTGGCCTCCATCTGCACTGACTGGCTCGGAGTGGGAGAGTGCTTGATTTTTGACAACGAAACAGCACAGTAAAAAAGCAGAAAGAAGTTCAGGATCGAAAGAACGGCTAAAGGTAAAAACAGCGAGATTATCGAACGGACATCCCACTTGATTGAAATGACATCCAGATGGGTGTCAAGCACAGAGTTGTTAAGGGCATTGACGATGCGCCATTGAGGGTCCTGTTCGCTGCTCAAGATGCCACCGTGTCACCTTTCTTGCTGGCTCGCTTGGCTCGCCTAGCCCAGATCGTCATCAACTGTCGGACCCACTTTTTTGCGACAACCATTTCAGTTCGCCAATCTTGCCTGTCCTCGGGATCTACACCGACCCATTCGGCATAGCAGGCCGCAAGTTCGAGCCGCTGGTCGTCGGTCAAGGGCTCTGGTTGTTCTTGTTGTGGTTCGCTGCTCAAGATGCCACCGTGTCACCTTTCTTGCTGGCTCGCTTGGGCTTGGTGGCCTTGGCCGAGAGAGCTGCGGTGGATTGACGGCGGACGGACGCCTCAAATTCGTCGTGGTCTTTCGAGGCTATGACGTCTTTTTTGCGACGCTCGGAAGCGATCTTCTTGCGTAGCGCCAGAAACTCTGCCGTGGTTCCTTCCTCGCCATCCTCTTCGTCGATCACTTGAAACTTGTGGGTGTCGTCGGTCTTTTCCGACTGGAGCTTTTCACGCTCGGCGATCTGCTTCTTGGTAACCGTCAGGTTGACATGCTTGACTCTCGAACCGATCGCTCGTACTGGATCGAGCTTGCTATGGAACGCAGCCAGGCCGGTGGGGTCTGGATCGATCTCGAAGCCAGGAAGAAAAGCCTGGACGAATTGAGCGGCCACAATCTCACGAGCCTGGGAAACCTCGTAAGACTCTTCGCCGTAGAGCTCGGCAGTCCTGGCGAACCAGCCAAACTCGAAATCGTGGGGCCGGATCCGGAGCTTGGGCCGACCTTCGTCGTCGAGTTGGATCTGACCCGTCTTTTTGTTCTTCGCGAGCATCAGGTGCCGCAGCTCGTGGTCGATCACCGCTTGGAGTCGCTTGCTGCTCCATGCGATCATCGATTCGCCGTCGAGGGTCATCAGAGCATCGCCGAGCCCGCAGGTCCGCTCGGCTAGCTTGGTGATCCGGATGCATCCAGCGGCCTCGGAGCCTCGCACCTTGATCGCTGGCCCCTCTTCGCTCCTGGCAATCAGTGCGGTGATCGTCACGCCTGCTGCATGCAGATCCCCGTGGTTCTCCTTCATCACCTTCTGAATCGTCAGGTTCACTTCTTCATTTGCAATTGAATACCAAGCCATTATGCCCATTCTCCCTTGTCATTTACCGAAATCGTTTTCTTGAGCCGGTGCACAGTGCCTCCGTCCCGTCGTTCTTCCGTCGTCTCGATGATTCCCCAGGCCCTCAGGTCCGAGAAAGGTTGTGTCCAACAGTTGATCCCCCGGCCACTGATTGCGGCCATCTCACGCATGGTGAGTCCGCGAGCAGCTCGGGAGATCGCCGTGAAGACTTGCAGTCGCTTGCCGACGATCAGCCTCGATTCCTTGCGGCCCGAGTCCGACCGTGCCGCAGCCAATCGGACGATGTCTCGATTAGCATCCGCAGCATCGCCAGACAGGGGGAGGAATTGTTGCTCGAGCGCTGTCACGGCGATCACTCCATCCAAGCTGGTTGTTGTTCAGGAAGTGCCGACGCAGCCGACTGGACTGTCGGCATCACATCGACTTCCGCAGCCGTGGCCACCGCGGGCCAAGCGACCTCGGGAGCATCGTCTGAGACTTGCCGACCTTCTACGTCGACCTCGTCGATCTCGATGCCTGGATTCTGCTCGATGAACTCCCCGAGATGATTCCAAGGTGCATCGCCGAATCGGATGTACCACTGAT